TTGCTGTTAAGATCTGCAAAATTATAAACAGAATCTTCTTTGGAAATTTTTTCTATTGAAGCTTTTATTAAATGGCTAACATCAAAATCACCATTCATTGATAAAATTTTAACAACAGTTGGTTGTTTAAATTGAATAGAGTAGTTTTCTGATAGCTTTAATTCAAATTCTTTTTTACCATTACCAATTTGCAATTCTGTCAAATCTACTGATGCCTTTATTTTTTCATTTGTTATAGGACAAGTAAAATTTGTTTTTACTATTTCTCCTACAGATTTTGCTCTTAAATTACAGAACATATACTCTATATCTTGCAGAGTAATATTTTCTATTGATAGATTATCAAAACATTTATCAATAAGTTCAAGAACATTCTTCATAATCAATGATGGATTTTTTTCTTCTTTAATTAATAGAAGATTTTTTTCATCAGAAACAAGAAATGGTCTGAAATATACTTTTTTATTTGTGCTAGGTAAAGTCAATTCATATTTTGGATAAGTTCTTTCAAATTTCATCATACTACCTCATAATTTCTAAAGTTATAAAAAACATCAAACGTAGCAAAGTTGCCATCTTCAGCTGATAATTCTATTGGTTGCATTTTTATTGGAAATGCTTCTCTAAAAATGAATGAAGTTTTTATTACTCCATTCATGTTAAGACATTCTACTCTTACAAAACCATCTCTAATCCAATCATCATATGGTCTTGCGAAGGAAACACCATAATTTGACCCAGGAATACTACCATCCTGAACAATAGTATTCATCCATCTTTCTAAAAGCTTATAGGTTTTCCAATTTTGTTCTATGGGAAATCTTATTACTAAATTTGATGAATTTGATCCATAACTACTATAGTTTTGAGTAAATGGAACATTTCTGCCATATCCTGGGCCAGGAAGTTTATCTGCTAAAGTATCAAGCTGTCTTCCGCCGAATTGCACTCTAATTGCTGGTATAGTATTGGTTCCATCTGGGGTATTAAGAACAACATTGAAGCGATTAAGACGCTGAACACCACCAGCACTATCGATAAGATTTTTTAAATCGTTAATTGAATTACTCATTTGAATAATGCCTTTTCTGTTAGAAGCTTGAAATCCCATTCATTGCAATTACAAATTCCTTTTGCCGCTTCCCATTTGGCTTCATTTATCAAAAAAGTAATCAAGTCATTTTTATAGGATTTTCTTTTTTTATTTTCTGGTTGTTTTGTCTGTTTCTCTGGTTTTACTTCAACAATAATAGTCTTGGTGTCGCCAGTTTTTTCCTTTAGCATAACCATAAAATCCGGATAGTATGTGTGTTTTTTCTTATCGATAGGTGATATGTAAGGTATTTTTACACATTCATAACACCATTTGATAACATTGTCTTGAACATCGAAATACTTGCAGAGTTTTCTTTCCCATAAAGATTTGCAAAGTATTTTTTCGACATCTCCGACATATTTTTCTTTATTCAGAGGTACAAATTTTGTTTTGTACGGCATCCAAATATATATAAGGGATTTTAAAATGCCATATACCTATCCAACATCAGATCAAGCAGAAATACCATATTGGGTAATTTTTTATAATGCTCCATATAGCGTACTAGCAGCGGATAGAACGCGAGCTGGAGTGTTAAGTAGATCTGATAATAACTATATTCAGCTTCCTCTGCCAACTAATCTAGAGTATGAAACTGCACATGCTTATACTGAAAATTTAGGAACTCTAAATCCAGCATATGGTTCTGCGGCAACTGAAATTAATTTAGGAGGCAGACTAGAATTAGCAAAAAAACGCTTTTTAGATCCAATCATGTTGAGGTTGGAACAATTATCTTCAACATCCACATATAGAACATATTCAAATATAACTGAATTATCTTTAACTTCAGAAGCTCGCAGAGAATTTTCTTTTGATTATATAATGATCCCTAAAAACTTTGATGATTCTGTAATCATAAATGAAATTTGTAATTATTTTAGAGCAAGCTCTTATCCATGGAGAGCAGATTCTCCCGAGAAAGTTTATCCCCCATCTTTATGGGCAATGCAAGTTGTAGGTGCTGGGAATTCGGACTTCCTAACACAAAGCTGGTTGTCAGATCCATTAGTGTGCGTTTTGACAAATGTGGTTATTAATAAAATTCCCTTTGAAGATAAATCTATTGCAAGATTTTTCCAGAATGGAAGTTCAATGGCAACAAGTTTATCTCTTCTATTCAAAGAATTCGAAACTGGAACCTACGACCCTTCATTCAATAGAGTTTTAAGTAAATCAGAAATAGCAGTAAATTAACTAATTTTTCACAAAATGTTTAATCGATTTAAAACAATAACATATACAATAGACGATAAGGAATTGTCTGTAAAAGATCTATCTAAATCTTTTGATCTCACTGATATCTCTAATAAAATTTATTCTAAAAAAACAGAAACCAATCCTTTTTTAGATACTATTTCTGATAATAATTATAGAACATTTAATTATTATTATGTACCTCTTTACGCTGGAAATATCTTAAATCCATATACAGAACTTCCTCCTACTTCAAAAGAAATAGAAAAAACTATTGAAGAATACGGTGCTATATTTTTTACCAATATAGCTGGATCTTGTTTTATGCATGGTGATTTGATTGCTAAACAAAATGCTGGCTTCTGTGCAGGATTTGATGTAACTAACAATTTCGGTTATGTAGTAGATGTAGATTCTGTTGTAAATAAATTGAAAACTTTAATAGTAGGTGAAGTTGGTACTGGCCCATGCATGATTATAAGAAAAGAAAATAATTCGTGGGGAATCTTTGCCACATTTAATAATAGCCTAGAAGAAAAATATTCAGATTCGGCTAAATATTTCTTAGACGATTCTTCAATACAACAATCATCTACTTCGATTCTTGAAGAATATTATTCTTTTAAAGCTGGACAAACATCTATGAATTATTCGTATATTAGTGAAATAGATGCATTTGATAATAATAGATCTATAATCTATCTTATCGATCAGAACTCTATAAAATCTTTTGAGGATGCAATAAATGTCGGTAGCTAATCTTACAACAATAATTGAGTTAACTATAACACACGGTAGAGATGGAACCGTCTGGAATATAATAAATGATAATCAAAGCTATGGTTATTTCGAAAGATTGTTTCTTGAAGAAGGTATATTAAATGTTATTCCTAGTGGAACTCTAGTTTTACGCGATGAAGGTGATCTTATTTCTGACTTCAATTTTACAGGAAAAGATAAATTTTATTTAAAGATAAAAGATTCAGATAATAATGAATTAATTTTAGATGATTATTATGTTTATCAAGTTTCAAGAGCGACAGATTATCAAAAAAAAGGAGATCCAAGATTTGTTACGATTAAATTTATTCACGAATCTTATTTCTTTAACGAAAGATCTGTATTTGATTTTGATGAAGATATAAAACCTATTTGTAAACAAGGCACTGTGGATAGTTGGGTAGGCACAATATTTCAACAGTACTTTTCTAAAGATTACAATGCTGGTCGTGCTTATGCTTCTAACACCGGGAATTATGCATGGCTAAAACACAAAAATTTGGCATTCCCTAATGGAAGAAGAGCAGACCAAACAAAAATATTAAATTTGCTTAATTATCTTGCTGAAAATGCAAATGCAGCTAATACTGATGGTATTCCAAGAGCAGATTTCTTTTTCTGGAAAGATTTTAGTGGTGTTAATTTTCTTTCAATAGGAGATGAACTCAATGCTAATCCCCAACCAGAGGCAAAATATGGTGTATTTGACAGAGATAGTATAACAAATGATAATGTAGTTAAAATTGATGATATATCAGTTTTTAATTTTTCATTTATGGAGTTGGAAAGGAGTGGAGCATTTCAATCTTATTATGAGAGAGTCGATCCAAATTTAGATCAACCACATTTTTATTTGATGGATTCAACTAATTCTTTAAAAACTAAAATTATTAATTACAATGTTTTAGATTATTATTCAAACTTTGGATTTGTTGATAAAGCACCTGGTGAGCCGACAAAAAAAGGAGAGGAAGGTCCTCCCGGAACAGAATGGATTCCAGATCCAAATGTTGCTGATTACGAAATAATCAATTTTGGAGAACCAGAAATTGATATATCATCGTTGGGAAAAGCAACACCCACCAAATATACCAAAAGAGTATACGACGAAGAAAAGTTTGGTTATTTTGATTATGGTTTCAATAATTCTTTTTATTCCGAACCATCGTATTTTTATAATACAGATGCAGGAATTACAAAAACTGATTCCACTTCAAATAGAAGAACTTCTATGCTGTGGCAAAATATGTTTGATATCGATGAAGAATCACCTTTAGATGCGGATGATGATACTAAAAATATTGGAAAATTGTATATCACTTTAAAGAAAAATAAGTCTACTTTAGCTTCTGTATATTTTAAACTCAGAAATTTAAAAGAACAATGGAATATTTTTAAGTATGTTATTTGTTGCTTAAGACAAGAATCTATTTTTGATTTTTGGGCAATAGTTAGACCGAAATCCATCGACCCAGCAAAGACAGGAATAAACACATATAGTTTTCAAGAAGTTTATTTTATTCCTAAATTTGGTATTTCTCAAATAACAAGTAAAGTAGATTTTTTTAAAGGAGTTACGCTTGAGGCAAAAGGATTAACTTCGCTAGGAAGTCCTTTAAATGCAGTACCAACAAGCGGATTTACCTTTATGGTCCCAATACAAAATATTGGAACTAACCAAACAGCATTTAATATCAATGAAATAAGAAATTTTACAGCTGAAATAGCTGGTATAAATTATGCTTATGCTGGTCCGGGAACTAATATGAACGTTACTGGATATCCAGATGAATTTAAAAATATACCAATAGGATCAAATTTAGGCATCAACACTGCAACTTCAAATAATATTGCTAACTTATATGATGTTGGTCAAATTGTTAAAATGACTGCTATTGATTGGAAATCTATAAGAGGAGTAAGTGTTGATGAGACATGGTATCAAAACAACAAGTATCTCTTTGTTTTCGATTCACAGAATGATAAAGAAGGATTCTGTGATGGTTCTAATATTACTATAAATGGATAAAAATGGCTAATGAAAAAATAAAAAGTGTAGGAACAATAGGAATTGATATTCTTGCTTCGACAGAAAAATTTGTCGATAGTAAAGAATACAAATGTGCGAATCCATTAGCAGCAGAAAATGGTGGACCAATATCAATACAGCAATGCGAACAACTATATTTTTCTGGTTATAATGGAATAACATTTAAACCAGAAACACCAGAACCATCCGACAATGATCTTGAGGCAGCATTCAATAATCTAAAGGGTTGCAGCTTTATAAAAGAAAATATGGGTCAAGATTATTTGGGATGTTTTCCAGAAGATCCTGACGCATTTTTTAGCTGTGATTGCCCCAAAATAGGTAAAAAATTTCCAAAATTATTAAAATTTGCCACTAAAAATTCAACATTCTGGAATACTGATTTAAGAACTCCAATGGCAAGGAATTCTTTTACTAAGTTATTAGGTGCATTTAAAATAAGTATAACTGTAAACGGAAACTTTAGACTATATCCTGGGGCTGTTATTGAAATTATCGATACTCCACTATTAGGATTTCAATTCAATACCCCCAAATTAGCTGGAAAATGGCTTGTGCTTAACGCTCAACACACAATAGGCAAAGATAAACATCATGAAACAACATACGTTTTGTCGGCTATACCAAATGAGCAATTCTATAATACATTAACAAGTTCTATAAATCAAATAAATATTCAAAGATGAAAAAAAATTTAGACATTTATTTCAAAGCAAATACTAGAAAGGCTATCAGCTCAACTGATGAGTCTCTTTCCATTAAACAACAAATCAAGAATCTATGCCTATCAGAAATAGGAGAATTGAGATTTAATAAAGATGTTGGTTCTCTAATAAATGAATTCAAATATGATAAAGGTACAGCTAGACAATATTATGTTTTAAATGTTCTTGAGAATAAATGCAAAAATTATATAAAAGGTCTTAATAGAATAACAATAACCGTCGATAAGAATGAACTCATAAATCGTAAAATCTCAATAAATGTAAATTACGTTGTTTATGGTAAGGATTCTTCGTTTAGGTTTTATTTGAATAAATAATTCTATGAACGAGCCAAAAAACATAGATTTAGTCAATATAGATTGGGATTCCTTAAGGAAAAATTTAGTAAATTACCTTAAAACTACCGATTTTGCTAATGACTATGATTTTGATAGTCGAGGCACAACAGTAGATCTATTGTTGGGTCTTTTTGCATATAATACCACTATCGGTTTGCACTATCTTCATATATTGAATAACGAGAGTTTTATCTACTCCGCAAAGAATAATTCATCACTAGTCAAGCTTTTGCAGACATATGGGTATACCACAAATCGGTATAAATCTGCTACCGCTTTAGTTACATTTTCCAAGAACGATAGCTTATTGGCTCAAGTAGATAGGTACGCTATTCTAAGAGCTAAAAACGATAAGAATACAAATGTAAATTTTTACTATGTTGGTCCAAAGACAACTATTGATCTATCTACAACTTTATCGCTTTATGCTGGTAATAAACTAGTCAAAGAGCAGACTGTAACTGTTGATTTGGATAACCAGGAAGTGGTAATACCAGATGCGTCTGTCGATATAAGAACAGTAGTGGTAAAAGTAAATAATGATTATTGGATAAATTTTACAAACGAACCAGTTATAGGAACTGATGAAAATTCTAAGATATTCTTTATTGTAAATAAAGGTGATAAGATTTTTGTCAAATTTGGAAAAAATATTCAGAATGTAGAAACCACAAAGGGCAAATCAATCTTATCAACAGATACTGTGAAATTGTCTTATGTTGTTTCTAATGGGGAGGTTGGAAACAATGTCTCTTTCAACTCTGTGGCTGAATTTATAAGCAATGCAACTTTAAGTGTTCCAAATGTTTCAATAACGTCAAATACATCAAGCGGAGGTTATTCTTCGGTTGATAATGAATATTTGAAATATATTGCACCTAGAGCTTACGGATATTCATCTTTAGTAACCAAATCTGATTATGAGTATGTAATAGCAAATTCCGGTCTAATACCAGAAATAACAGATATTGATAAGAGAATATCTGTCTTCGATGGTCAGGATTTTAATGATGTCGGAGGAACTGTTTACTACTCAATAATTGATTTAGATGTCAATTCAGAAGAAATTGATTCTATTAATCAACTGATTCAAGAAAAACAAATTATTGGTCTTTCTACAGAATATTTACCAAGCGAAGATTTTACTGGAAATATAACTATAACTTGTTCTTTCGATTCAAGAAAATCTTCATCCAATAAAAATGTTTTAAAAGATGAACTAATTTCTTCTATAGAGGATCAATATGGAACTAAGCTATTCTTCAACAATCTCTCAAAAAGCGATTTGATCTCTATCATAGTAAATAAAGATAGTGGTCTTTCGGTATCAGAATCAAATATAGTCTTTAGCTTTGAGAAGAATCTAGACCTTTCTACCCAAAGAACACTAAGATTCTACAATCAAATTTCTTCAATTACGAGTGATTTGGTTCTAACGAATCTATCTGCATCTGAAGTAAAATTCAATAGCACTTCAACTTCTGTTCCCGGATTAGATGGGTTCTACTACTTAGCAGCTTATAATTCATCAGGGACTCTAGTTAAGAACAAAGTCGGAGTCTATAATCCAAATACTGGTCTTATTGTGTTCTACGATTCTGTAGTTCCAGATGCAGCATTTGATCTTATCATTAGCCCATCATCTGCTTCGATTGTTGCCATCAATAATATGGCAATAACATATTCTGTAAATTCATTAACAATAACATGATTATATTTTTTAATCAAAATAAAGATCAAGTTTTTACTACCAATCAGTTGGATATAAACGCTGGTGCAGAATATGCCATTAAGCTTATAAATTCAAATTTCAATATTTCTGATACACTAAACGAAAGAAGAAATTTTGCCTATTTTGTGGAGAATCAATTTCCAAATTGGCTAATAAAAGAATCTGAAGAAAATACTTCTTATAAAATTATTGAATTTATTCAGGAACTTTACAACTGGGCCTATTCTCCAGATGGTCTTGACTTATATCCAAATTATGAAAATATTCAAAATATTTTCTACACCAATAAAGAATCATTAAGAAAAATTTATTCTTCAATATTTACAGATTTTGATTTCAATGATTTTACTAATGTGAGTTCTTTAAGAGAATTTTTGATTTCAAATAAGAAAAAATTCGTAGATAAAAAAGGCACACAAAATTCTATAAAGTATTTTCTTGAAACATTCTTTGATAGCCAATTAGATGATTATACCATAGAATATGGCGTAAATGATGTTTTTGTTCTTAATAGCTCAAATATAAATGAAGACACTTTATCCAACGGATCATCATTGCAGGAATATTCCATAAGATTGGAAGCAGATATAGATGAAAAATATCAAGACGATCTAATTAATTTGGTTAAACCTATGGGATTTCATTTTGATTTAGTAAAGGCTGAAAACAGCATTTATTCTGGATCTGTTACTGGAACTGATAAAGTAGATCCATATGAATTAGTGGTTTCTTGATCTATAAATAACTGTATGCCAAACGACTCGTCATCAAGATATTCATCATCTATTGAAAAATTCATAAATAGTGCCATCGTCAATGACTACTATATTGGCTTGGGGGTAGAGT